GGTAATTCGAACCGCGCTTTATTTGTAGATGTCGGGCTCTATAGGGGGTTCCGGTTCCGGTGGGTGTAATGAAATCTGATTTGGTTGTTTCTTTGCTTGTGGTTTATTCGTCTGATTTGTTTGGGATGAGCCCTGCGCAAATGGCTGATAAATTGAATGATCCTGGATTCGGTGGTAAGGCTGATTCACGGATTGCTGGGGCTGATCTTGAGGACTTGATTGATGGGGCTGAGTTGGCGGCGTTAACGGAGATGCAGAGAAATACCGTAATCACGTTGTGCAGTCGAGATAAAGTAAATATTGGTGGGGTTAAGTTTCAGGGAATGATCGGGATGTATTTCCCCCCGGGTTCAGTAACCCATGGCGCGGTTACAGGATACCCAGGAGTGCCAATGTCGGTAGCTGAGGATGCGGGGGTTGGCGCTGTTCGTCATCAAGAGGTCTCAACAGCAATATTGAGTTTGACGGCAGAGGAAAAAATATTGCTAGGGGTGGTGGCATAATGGCTGCGACAGATCTTAATATTGTATTAAGTACAGATAATCTTGGTTTCCTGACCTCGCTGCCAAACAATCAAGCGAAAATGTTCTGTGTTTTAAATGCTCGCGACGCGCTCTCTCAGCCTCTCCATGAATGCGGTATTCGGCTGAAATCTAAAGCGGGTGCGGTTCCATCTGCTCAGGGTTATGTGGTGCTTTACGCGATGGTTTCAAATGATGGAATTGAATGGAGTAATGGTGTTGATGAAACTGTAAACATCGACATTCTATCTAGTTTGGATGGAGCTACACGAATAGTATCAAAGCCTGCAGACAGCGCAAACAAGGTGATTAATATCGATGTTGAGCTTCTTTCTGTCTTGTCCGGTGTCTATAAATACATAGGCTTAATTTTGAGTAATCAATCGGGTGATGCGCTCTCTGCAGCTCCCGCCGATCATGCAATAGTCGTCCCAGCGATACAGCAGTAATGAGCTATCCACTTAGAGCTAGTAAGCGGGTATCCGGTAACGGAGTGCCAGCGGACCAGCATCAAAAATTAGATTTAAAAAAACCGATCAATCGCGGTCTTGTTTTCTGCTCTTATCCGAAAATAGGCTGCGCCGATTTGGTTTCCGGTAAAAATATCGCTGTATCGAGTGGCTGCTCTAATATTGATTCAGAGCTGGGTACTGTATTGAATCAGTCAGCGGCAAATGATTACGCGTATTTCGATGTTTATCCTGAACTCACTAACGAGATAACGATTGTTTTTGCTGGCGTAATAACGACGGCGGATGGGTGGGGATGCTTAGTTTCGCGGCCTTACCGTGCAGCAGGGTGGAGCTCCCCTTATTCATCCATTGCTATGCAGCATGCAAATACAACTAGGGGAGGATGGCTTCATCTCGCGACAGGCTCTGGGACGCGATCTACCTCAGGTACACCCGGTAACTTTTTTTTGCATGATAACGAATATCATATTTACGAAATAACACGATCATTTAATGAGGTTGTTTTTTATAGAGATGGGGTAGCGGTTCATGCTGATCTCACATTCACTACTGATGATATAGATGTTGGAGAAAGTCAGCCGATCCATATAATGAACAGAAATCATCTAATCCCAGGTGAAGCGTGTTCGGGCGATTGTTATTTCGCTGCAGTTTATAACGTCGCTAAAACAGCTGAAGAGGTCGCGGAGTCTTTTATATCTATTCGTTCGGGTATTGAAGGAGCGCGCTCGTGGTATCCGGTTCAGTCTATTGTCGGTCAGTTAACGCAGACGGTTGGTTGGAGTGTTTTATCTCAATCGTTGCAGTCGAGCGCTTGGCATGTTAAGGCACAGGCTGATCAGGCTGCGGCCTGGGCTTTATATAATAGCTTGGGTCAATCAAGTGGTTGGCATGTTAGGGCTTCACAGTCTCGGGCGACGTCTTGGCGCTTATTAAATCAAGTTAAAAATGATTCTTCATGGTTGGTTAAGGGGCGTTTAGATCGGTCGTCTGGTTGGTCTTTGCGGGCTGGGGTGTCGGTGCCTTCGGCTTGGAATGTTCTTAATAGCAGCGGTCAGGCAACGGCTTGGCGAGTGTTTAATTCCTCGTCTCAAGATAGTTCGTGGAAAGTTTTAACGTCTGGTCAATTGTCGCAGGCGATTGCGTGGCTGGTGCTGGGTAGTTTGCAGCAAGCTAGTGCATGGCATGTGTTAGATCACGCTAGTACTGATTCATCTTGGCGAGTCAAGGGCCGGTTATCTCATGATGCTGGTTGGTCGGTGTTGTCGTCTCATCAGCAGGCGTCGTTGTGGCGTGTTCTGTCTAGTGATTCGATGGCGACATCGTGGCGAGTGTTGAATTCGTCCGCGCTTCCGTCGTCGTGGCGGGTGCTGGCTTCTGAGTTGGCTCAAAGTGGTTGGCGTATTATCGCGGCTACGTCAGTTGATAGCGCCTGGGTGGTTGCTGGGGTTGATGAGTTGCCCCTTGATCGAATTGAATTAACGGTTTCTCAGCGTGAAATTATCGCGAGTGTTAGCGGGCGTAAAATCCTGATTGATGCTAAAGCGCGTACTATTATTTTTACAGCATAGGTATAAAAAATGCCCGCAACATTACAGTATAATTTGACCGGTGGTGCTGCTAATGCAGACCCTAATTTGTCCTTGGGTGGTGCGCATTCTAGTCAGCAGGTATCGGTCACGGTATTGAATAACGTGTTTGATGATGTGTCTGTTGCTGAGGCGCTGGCGGGTGATACTGAATACCGTGCTATTGATATCACTAATGTGGGTGATGCTGCTGCGGTGGCTGTTGAGGTTTACGCTAGCGTTGAAACGTCGAGCGTTGATACTCAACTCGATATGGGGGCGGTAGCTGCGCCGATTGATAGCGTTGAATCTGTTGCTAATGAAAGCTCAGCTCCGGCTACGGTGGTATTTGCTCATCGTCTAACAGGTTCGCGCTTGGCTTTGCCCGATATTCCAGCGGGTAGTTATTGCCGCGTCTGGTTGCGTCGCGTTGTTGGTGTAGCGGCAGGCAATACGGCGAATGATCAAGGCACTATCGCGGTTGATTACGCGTAATGTCTGGCTTGGTATTAAAGCGATTTAATGAGGGTTCGTCGGGTAATGTAACGGCCACGTTTAAAAATGCGGCCGACATTGACCAAGCGCCGGTGTCGGCCCGCTATCGTATTGACTGTGAAACTAATATCAAAGCTGTTCGTGATTGGGAGGTTATCGCGTCGCCAGTAGCTGTTCAGGCTGTCCCAATCACGTCAGATGATACGTTAATAATTAATGATGCTAATGAGGAAGAGATAAGGCTTATCACGGTAGAGGGTACCTACGGTGCGGGCGATAACGTAACTGAACAAATACGTATTGCTGTTGATAATTTGCCTTTTTATAAGCCTGCTTAACCCATAAACCCAAGCACCTCATAAACATCCTGGGGTGCGCGGCCGGTTATTTTTAAAAGTTTTCGCCAAAGTCCGTACGGGGCTTTGTATTTTCCTTGTTTGTATTCGCGTAAGCGTCGAGCGGATTTAACGCCGAGTAATGGTGCTAGTAGTCTGTCTGAGCTGTACTCTGGAAAGTGCTCTTGTATTTGTTTGAAATAGGCATCAACGATGTCTTTGTGGGGTGCTTCCCACCCTTCGTTTTTACGTAGTAAGTGAGTGTTTGGGTAGTTGCTTTCATCCACGAATGTTTGTGGTGGTAGCCGTGGTGCTTCTAGGTTTTTCTTTAGAGTTTTGATGGCGGCTTTGGTGGACTCTTCAAATACAACTTGTTGTTGTTCGCTGATGTTGGGTAGGTCGATTTTCATGTGTTGTAATCCGTGTGGTTAGTTGTAAAAGGTTGGGGCCTTTCGGCCCCTCCCATTATCGTGGTGACAACTCGATAGTTCGAACGTCTGAAACACGAATGTTAACCAAGCTCAGTGTGCCGGTTGCTAGTCTTTCCCATTGCCCTGTGCTGTGGATGTGCACAAAGCAGTAAAAAAGGTAGTCCGGTAAGAGAATGTCTGTTTGGTCAACCCTGATCCCGATATGTTCCTTGTAGAACTCTCGGGTCGGTCGGCCAACACTCCCTGCTGAACCGCGTCTAACTAGCCAGAAGTGAGCGTCTGGAAAGTTAGTCCGTATGGTTGATACATTTGAAAGTCTCATCTCGTTCACCGATGGCATCAACTAGCCGCCTCTGTGTTCGAGTGGCTTTCCGTGTGCCACCATGGGTAGTATATTAGGCGGTAACCGCCTAGATGTAAAGGGTTAATTTAAAAAAATGCCAACTCAAGAAGAAATCGGTGAGCATCTTGATATGACTGACCGAAACTTTCGCGAGATTCGCGATAAGTTGGCTGATCGTTTGGGTATTGATCCTGAGCGGGCTAGCTGGTGGCAAGACACCAGCATGGATTTGATTCGGGTTGAATACATTCGCTATATGCGAGAGATGGCGTCTGGTCGTGGTGGTGATCAGCAATACGATTTAACGCGTGAGCGTGCTGAGTTAACGCGAGAATTAAAGCTTAAGGCTCGTCGCGAGAATGAAGAAGCTGAAGAGGTTGTTCGTCATGTTGATGTAATTACTGAGGTGCTGGCACAAGTCAGCGTTAAGGTTGCGGCGGCGTTTGATGCGATATTGCCAAAGATTAAGCGTCAATACGGGGATCTGCCTCCTAAGGCAGTTGAAATAATAGAAAAAACGGTGAGTGATGCAAGAAATGAGGTTCACGGCATTGAGTTAGATTGGGAGTCGTTTGATGAGATGGAAGAGGCTGCGCGAAGCGGTGAAGAAGGGGCTCGCCCCCCTGAAAGCGCCCGAGCCGATGCGGCTATCTCGTTGGGCGAATAAGCATTTCTATCTATCTGCTGAGAGTTCGTATGTAGAAAAGCGTTGGGAAGCGTACCCATTCCAGACTGGTATTCTGGATATGATGGGGCACGATGGGATCGAAGATTTTGATTTCATGAAATCGGCCCGTGTTGGTTATACAAAAATGCTGATGGCGGCGACAGGATACTTTGCTCAACATAAGCGTCGCAATATTGTTATCTATCAGCCAACTGATGGTGATTCGGACGACTTTTGTAAAGATGAAGTCGAGCCCATGTTGCGTGATGTTCCCATCATGCGCACTGTATTTCCTAATGTGCTGCGTAAGCATAAAGATAATACGCTACAAAAGAAAAAAGGCCTTGGTATTACTCTTCATTTGAAGGGGGGCACGTCGGCTAAAAATTATCGTCGTATATCTCCTGATGTAATGATTCAGGATGAGCTTGATGCTTTTGTTCAGGATGTAGAAAAAGAAGGTAGCCCACGGATTTTGGGTGGCAAGCGTGTAGAGGGTGCCACGTTCCCGAAAAAGATTAGAGGGTCAACGCCAAAGATTAAAAACTTCTCAATGATTGAGGCGGGTTTTAATGAAGCTGAAAAGCGATTTAAGTTTCATATTCCTTGCCCGCATTGCGATGAAAAAATTACTCTGCAATGGGGTGGTAAGGATGTAGCTCACGGTTTTAAGTGGGTTGATAATGATCCTAAAACAGTGCGTCACGCGTGTAGTGAATGCAAGACCCTGTTTACCCAAGCTGAGTATTTTGAGGTATGGGAGCGCGGTGTCTGGATTGCTCAGGATGGTACTTGGCTTGATGAGTCGGATGAATACGAAATAGCCTTTCGTGATTCGGCGGGTGAGTTCGTGCCGGTGCCAAAATCTGTTGGTGTGTTTATCTGGACGTCTTACAGTCCGCAATCAACGTGGGAAAAAATAGTATCTGATTATCTTGCGGCGGTTGAAAAGGCTAAGCGCGGTGATGATAGTGAATTAAAAAGTTTTATAAATACTACTCGGGGTGAAACCTGGGAGGCTGACGTCGAGAAGACCGACGAAAGCGAGTTAATGAATCGAGCGGAAGAGTACCCGGTCGGTGTTGTGCCAATGGGTGGTTTGGTGTTGGCAGCGGGTGTCGATGTTCAAGCTAACCGATTTGAGGTGGTTACCTGGGCCTTTGGTCGTGGTGAGGAAATGTGGGCGGTTGAGTATCGAAAAATAGATGCGAATCCGGCTGTTGAAAGTGAGTGGGAAAAGCTCGCCGAATACCTTGATAAACCAATCAAGCATGCGTCCGGTTCAATGCTGAAAATAGAATCTTCAGCAGTGGATACGGGGGGGCACTTTACGCACCAGTCCTACATGTTTTGTAGGGCGCGTAAAAATAACACGTACGCCATTAAGGGTGATTCGCAACCGGGCAAAGCAATTAAGGCGCGTCGTTCGTGGGTAGATATTAATCACAATGGTCGGTCGATTAAGCGTGGTTGTAAATTATGGATGGTGGGTACTGATACGGCTAAGGATTTAATTTTTGGTCGGTTGAGTGTGGCGGTTCCTGGGTCTGGGTTTATCCACTTTTCAAAAGGGTTACCTGAGGAGTTTTATAAGCAACTCGTTGCTGAGGTGCGGGTAATGGTTCGTTCAAAAGTGAGTGAGCATTATCGGTGGATTAAGAAAACAGCGGGCATACGAAACGAGGTGCTTGATTGCACTGTATACGCGCTGTTTATTGCTGAGGTTCTTGGGCTTTCTAGTTACACGCAAAAGCGGTGGGATCAGTTGGAGTCAATTGTTCAGTCGCCTGTAAGAGATTTATTTGCTGATCCGCCTGTCATTGATTTGGTGGTGGCGTCAAAAGCTAAACCTACAAACTCCCTTGCGGCCCTAGGCCGTCAATTCAATAACGGATAAACAATGGCCTCAGATTCTCAAACGCGATTAGCGCAAGCTAAGGAAGCTCTACATTCGTTGCTTACGGGTGAATCTGTGGTTAGCGTTACCTCGGCGGGTGGTCGGTCGGTCACGTATACACCGGCCAAAATCCATCAGCTTAGACGATATATCCAAGAGCTTGAGGTTGAGGTGGGTAATTCATCGAGTGGCTATCGTGGCCCCATAAGGCATTTTAATTAACCATGGTTATGATGAATCAATCGCCCATCGTTGACGCGAATGGGAATAACTTTCTATCACCTTCAATGAGTGGTTTTGCGGGTGGCCAGTATAGCCATGATATGGCTACATGGAACCCGCCCACGCGTTCGGCTGATGCTGAGTTATTGCCCGATAGGGATGCTATGGTTGGCCGTGCGCACGACATGCAGCGCAACACGCCGTTGGCGGCGGGCGCTACACAGATTCATAGCGATAATATTGTTGGTTCTGGTTTGCGCTTGTCGGCTAAGCCTGATTACCGGGCGCTGGGTTTAGATGTTGAATGGGCTGCTGAATGGTCTCGGTCAACTGAGGCAAAGTTTCGCGCCTACGCGGATGACCCTGGTTGTTATATTGATGCAGCTCGCCGGCTCACCTGGGGCTCAATGCAGGTGTTGGCAGGGCTTCAATTGATGGGGCCGGGTGAGATTTTGGCCACGGCGGAATGGTTGCCGAATCGCGGTGGTAAATACGCTACGGCGATTCAGTTAATTGACCCTGCAAGATTGTCTAACCCCAATGGCCAAATGGATACGGCCACCCTGCGTGGTGGTGTTGATCATGATGTTCATGGTGCGGCGCATACCTATCATATCCGTAGTGCGCTACAAAGTGATATGCGCTTCGTGGGTGCAGAAACGTACGCATGGAACCCTGTTTCTCGTGAGACGGTTTGGGGTCGTCAGCAAGTTCTTCATCTATACGAACAAAAGCGCCCTGGTCAGTCGCGTGGCATTAGTGCCATGGCGGCCAATATCGCTAACAGTTTTAAATTAAGTAAGCTGCAAGATGTCACCATGGATGCGGCGACGCTGCAAGCCATGTATGCCGCTATTCTTAAAACGGATATGAACTATTCGCAAGCAGCGGAAACGCTGGGCGCTGAAGAGGTGAGCAGTTACGCGGCTAGCATACTAGGGGCCGGATCGGCTTTCTATGGTGATCGTGGTGTTCGCGTTAATGGTAAGCAAGTTACCCGGTTAATGCCGGGTGATGATCTTGAGTTTAACGGCGTAAATACGCCGGGGCCAAACTTTGCCGAATTCGAAAAATCCTTTCTTCGTAATCTTGCTGCCGGTTACAACATTACGTATGAGCAGCTAGCGAGAGACTACACCCAAACAAACTACAGTGGTGCCCGTGCGGGTTTGCTTGAGACGTGGAAATACTTCATGGCGCGGCGCGAATTATACGCGGCTCGCTTTGCGTCCATGGTTTATTCCCTTTGGTTAGAGGAGGCGATAGACAAGGGTGAAGTTCAGCTTCCTGCTGACGCCCCTGATTTTTTAGATGCTAAAACGGCCTATTGTCGTGCTAAATGGATTGGCCCAAGTAAGGGTGAAATTGATCCGCTAAAAGAAACAAAAGCCAAGCGTGAAAAAATGGATTCGTTGCTACTTACTTATGAAGATGCGTGTGCGGAAGATGGTAAGGATTGGGAAGAAAATCTAGAGCAAATAGCACGTGAGAAAAAGCGTCGTGAAGAGCTTGGTTTGACCATGGCTGATGTATTGCCTATTACAGCATCTGATCAGAAAGACCTTTATGTTGATCAGGATGATAATGATTTAGGGGCGAGTGATTCTGACGATTCTAAGCGTGATGCTGATTAAAGTAAGCGTGAAACATACCTAAGGGGTCTCAATCGTGAGGCCCCTTTTTTATTGGAGTAAATATGCGAAATCCAGACATTGCCTCGCGGTTACTGAATGCGCCGTTGATGGTGTTGCCGGATAAGTTGGATGCGGTTATCTACGGTCTGCAAGAACGTATTGGTGTTGTTGTTACTAATGCGCCTGAGCCTAGTGCTTATTTAACTGATCATGGTGAGCATCAAGAGCCTGGGTATTTTGTGCTTGAAGGTGTGGCGACCATTGAGGTGATTGGGGGGCTTGCTCATCGTGGGGGTTTTCAAGCTGATAGCTCTTACATTCTCGGTTATCAAACGCTAGCCAAGCGTTTTAAAACGGCAATGAATGATCGTGATGTTCATACCATTTTATTTGTCTTTGACTCCCCTGGTGGTGAAGTGGCGGGCGTGTTTGCGTTGGCCAACCAAATATATAACGCGAGGGGGCAAAAGCGCATCGTCGCTAGTGTGAGTGATATGGCTTGCTCGGCGGGTTATTTGTTAGCGAGTGCCTGCGGTGAAATCTACGCGTCAGAGACGGCGTGTACGGGTTCCATCGGTGTCGTCATGAGTCACATTGATCAGTCTAAGCGCGTTGAAAAAATGGGCATGAAAATCACTCATATTTATGCGGGCGATCACAAAGTGGATGGTAATTCATTCGAGGCATTATCGGATGAGGTAAGGGCACGATTCAATGCTGTTTGCGGAAAGCTCTATAGCCTGTTTACACAGCGGGTATCTCTTTATACAGGTTTGGATGTTCAGGCGGTGATAGCGACACAAGCACAAGTCTATATCGGTGACGAATCACTCAGCATGGGCTTGATTGACGGCATCGAAACATCAGACGAAACGATTTCCCGATTGATATCGGAAAAAGGTGGCGCGGGTTCGCGTCGAACAACAATAGGCATGGAGACAAGCACTATGTCAGTGAAAAAAGAAGGGCCTGCGGCGGGTACTGAAACGCCAACGGCAAAAGCAGCGAGCGAACCCGGCACCGAAACGGCGGCGGTTGAGCAAGTTGAGCCTGTGGCGGCAACGGCAGAGCCTGCAAAAGTAAGCGCGGCCTCGCCAGTGGTAGAGCCGGTGAGTGCTCAGGCAGCTGAGCGCGCTCGTATTCAGAAAATTATGAGCTGTGAACACGCGACGGCCAACATGGATCAGGCCAATCATTTAGCGTACGAAACGGCTATGTCGGCTGAAGACGCTATCGGCATTCTGGCGAAGGGCGCGGGCGCGGTAAAGCCAGCGGCTAATAAGTTGGATGAGGTTATGGCGGCGACGACTCAGCCTAATGTTGGGGCTGATAGTGGTTCGGGGTCTGTTGAAATGTCAGACTCTGAAAGTATTCTTTCAAATCTAAATGCCGCTCGCGGCAATGTAAAAGGAGTTAAAGCATGACGGCCTCTTCTGAAGTGACGACTTATAGCCCTGATAATTTGATTGCAGGTCATACGCCCCAAATTGCTACGGATACAGGTACGTTGATTACCGGGCAGAATTTGGCTCGTGGTGCTGTGTTGGGGCGAATTGCGGCGAGCGGTAAATTAACTCAGTGTGATAACGCGGCGGTTGATGGTAGTGATGTGCCTGTAGCTATTTTGGTAGAGGCGATTGATGCCAGTGCTGCAGATAAAGTGTGCCAGCTCTATGTGGGGGGTTGTTTTCATTCTGATGAGTTGGTGTGGCACGCCAGTTTTAATACTGATCCTGAAAAGGTCGCAGCCTTTGACGGTACGTCAATCGTTCTTCGTTAATCGCTAGTTAAAGGAATTTTTAATATGTCATATGATACTCAAACGCTGGCTGGGGTGATTAACGGACTTGACCCGTTTGATCCATTCTTTCTGGCTATGTTTTTCCCTCAGGTTATTACGTTTGATACCTCCACTATTGATATTGATGTAGTGGCTGCAGATACAACGCTAGCGCCTTTTGTGTCTCCGTTGGTTGCCGGGAAGGCGGATAAGGCAAATGGTTTTGAAACGCGAAAGTTCAAGCCTGCTTATTTGAAGCCAAAGCATGTGGTTGACCCTGAGCGTGTATTAACGCGCCGTGCGGGTGAGGCTATTGGCGGTGTCCTGTCTGCCGGTGCTCGCCGTCAAGCGATTATTGGTGATTTATTGGATCTTGAGCGCCAACAAATTATGCGACGTCTCGAATGGATGGCGGTTCAGGCAATGTTGACGGGCAAGGTGACTGTTTCTGGTGAAGATTATAAAACGGTAGAAGTGGATTTCCAGCGTGATGCAGGTAATACGGTAACGCTGGGTGGTACGGATGTGTGGACAGATACGGTCAACGCGACCCCACTTGATGATCTCGAGACCTGGAATGATCTGGCTGAAGCGCCAATCACTGATTACATTATGGATTCAGCAAGCTTTAAGAACTTGATGAAGTTTCAGGCGGTGAAGGATTTATTGGATACGCGTCGCGGCTCTGAAACTACGCTGGAGATGGGGCCTGATAATGCGCAGTGGGTTTCATTTAAGGGGTGGTTGGGTTCGTATCGGATCTGGGTTTATAAAGGTTATTACACTGATGATTTGGGCGCTAAGACCAGCTACATTCCTGCAAACACTGTAGTCGGTGCATCTGTTGCAGTCGAGGGTGTTCGTACTTTTGGGGCGATTCTTGATGGTGAGGCGGGTTATCAGGCAATGGAAATGTTTCCTAAGAACTGGATGAGTAAAGATCCTTCTGTTGAGTTCACGATGACTCAATCGGGGCCGTTGATGATTCCGCGGCGTCCTGGTGCTGTGGTTGTTGCGAATGTTGCATAGTTTTCACTGCTGAGGTGGGTGTAATACCCACCCTTGTTCAAGGGTAAAAAT